TGATTGGTCGGGGATGGAGTTATCAGGAATTTGCACGGAAGACCATGCCGTTTAGGGCGGGGAGGATGTCAAGGATTCCTAGATTCAAGGGGGAATAATCAGAATGATTGACACTGTTATTCTATGCATCGCTTGGGCCGTCTTCGGTTACGCGCTTGCACTGATCGAGCACGAGCGTTCTGCGTCAACTTCCAATCCAAGGCCGCCGCCTTCAGTCGATCACGCGCTGCTAAGCCCAGTTGCCAACGCCATATCGCTCAAGCACCGCCCAGACCGTTTCGCGTGTTTCCACTGCAAGCGATGGAGGCACAACGGGCGGTTTATGATTTGCTGGTGCGACTGGGATCGTCGCGAATTTCCAGCCATGTGCGACGAATATGATCCTAAGCATAGCCACAATCACGCATAAGCTATTGACTTTTATTTTTGTTTAGTGTATCAGAAAACTTGATTCAGACCTTGGAGATGGCATGGCTTACGAACCATCGCCGGCAGCACTAGAGCTGATCCACGAATTCGAGCGGGGGCCGCAAGGCGGAATGGCATCGGTCCCGTACCGCGATCCCGCTGACCAGTGGACTATCGGTTGGGGGCACTTGATCCGCGACTCAGAGCGGTTCGACCGGCCGCTGACCGCCATGCAGGCGGATGAACTGCTCCTGTCTGATCTGGAGCGTTTCTCAGCCGGTGTCAACGCGCGGGTTACGGCTCCGATCACGCAAGCCATGTTCGACGCCCTAGTCTGCTTTTCCTTCAATGTTGGGCTAGGCGCTTTCACCGGATCGACACTGCTACACCTTCTCAATCAGCGGTTCTACGCCGCCGCCGCTGGACAATTCGAGCGTTGGAACAAAGCCACGGACCCAAAGACCGGCCAGAAGGTCGCCTTGCGCGGCTTAACAAGACGCCGAAAGGCGGAACGTGCTTTGTTCGAGCGAGACGGGCTTAATCCATGACCTACTATCTACGCTTACTCGCTGCAATTGCCGAAGCCAACTACGCTGAAGCATATTGGGATGCCGTCGCGGTTTCGGAGTGGTGGGTTAGTACGCTTGAGGCGGTGACGAAGCGATGAGAAAACTCATAGCTGTTTTGGTGGTTTGCTCATTTTCTGCTTATGCGGATATTCCGACGGCTACTCCACACATTGCCGACTCTGCAATTTCTGCGGCTGCATTAGCGCTGATAGACGGAACAGAAGAGATCGGGGTATTTGGATTTCCTGGTGTTCTTGTTGCAAAGATTATTTTCGAAGCTGCTGCACAAGGTTATCGAGATGCTGGCGACAAAGAGACATGCCAAACAATAGCGGCCGGCGCTAGGAGAGGTAGCTGGTTTGGAGCAGGGGCAACAATTGGTGGATTGGCTGCCGGGCCATACGGATTAGCTATTGGCGGAATAGGCGCGCTTATTTTTTCGTGGGACTGGTCAGAACAGTCAGCAATTGACACATGCTCGCAAGCGCTGATTGTTGACCAACAGCCTTATAGCTACAGCGGAGATAATTGCATGGGCTGGAGTGAAGCCCGCCCGGATTTCTGTAATTCTTTTTGGAGTTCTGCGAAATGAAATTTAAAAAAATTACGCCATTCCTATTTGCATTGGCTTCGACGCCTATCTGCGCCGCTCCATTCGTAGTCAGCGCTCCGTACCCAAGTTCCAGCCCACAGCCCACCGAGTTTGTGATTACGGTATCTGGGCAATCCACGCCGGTCATCGTGCCAGCCACTTCGACCGCACAAGGGGCGATTTTAAAATGGGATGTGGCTGGAGTTTCTGGATCGACAACGATCACCGCAAAGGCGCGTAACGCATGGGGAGAATCCGCCGCGAGCGGCCCTTTCACCTTCACCGCTGGAACGCCGGCCGCGCCCAGCGGGATTGGTCTTTCGGCCCAATAATTTACATTCAGAAATAGCTGTCAGGAGACTAACCTATGAAACTGAAATATCTATTTTTCTCTTCTGTGCTTATGATTTCCCCGGCAGCTTCTTTCTCCGCAACATGTGCCGGACCGGCTCCATGCGATTACGTTCCTCCCCCCATCACTGAGCCTGTTGGGCCGGACACGTATTGCATCCGCGATGTCTGTAGCCCGGTTACGTATCAGTGGGTTGGCCGATTCGTTACAGCGAGTAGCCTGACTAGCAACGGCGCACCGATCATGGGCCAGGCCGGGCCGTGCCGGACTGACAATCATGCGGATTGCCATGACATCGCGAGACAGGCATTTCTGGCGATGACCGTGCAGGGCTTCGCCGCAGATCGCTATGAGCAGTATGGGAAATGAATATCCTGCCGTGGGGGCATTTCCTGCGACCCCGAGATTCGCAGGGCCGGGAGAGTCGGACGCTGTTTTTTATATCGATCACCGCAATGCTGCTATGGATTGCGATAGGGCTCATGCTGTGGAAATTTGGCTGGAGTGAGGCCGGGATTGCAGTGACCGATTTTGCCACGGCGCTTGCCACGGTATGCGCGGCACTGGTAGCAGTGGTCAGCGCGTGGTTGGGCCGCGAATGGATTGCTGACCGACGCGCCGAGAAGGAGCCCCCTAATGTTTGATAGGATTCTCGCGATAATTGGCGGCGTGCTGGCGTTGCTGTTCGGGAGCGGCTGGGCAAAGTCAAGCTGGCACCGCAAGCAGCTTGAGGATGAGCTTTCCCAGCGTCGGCTGGATTCCGCGAAACAGCATGACGCGGCGGTCAAGGCTGCGTTGAAGGTGAAGGATGATGTTGCAAAACAGCCGCCTATCGACACGCAAAAAAGGAGCGATTTTGAATGATTCCCCGGTGGTGGTCGATTCCGGCTTTTATTGGGGGGCGGCGCTGTTGGTGTAGGACTGTTCGTCTTCGCCTTGGCAAAAACTGGGGTAGTGGTTGATATGCGCGTGTTGCCTCTTCTATTACTGCTACTGGTTGTCGGGTGCTCGACAGCGCCAGTCGTCGAATACCAACCAGTGCCAGCATGGTTGATTCCACCAGTACCGGCACTGCCGAGCATTCCATCCAGTGATCTGACGTGTTTGTCGGATCAGACTTATTTCGATTTGGCCACTCGTGACCGGGCGCTGCGGAACTATGCAGCCGAACTGCGAGCGTTGCTGGAGTCACGCTAAATGTCCGATGATCATAATCGACAAGAAACAGAATCGCAGAGAGAGCGCAGGATTGGTTATGCTGAGTTTGCTCTCGCTGTTAAAGAGCTTACTCGGCTGGCCAACGCACACGAGACTGAAATTGCCGTTCTAAAAGAGCAGCATAGGACAATGGAGTCTAATATTCGAGCTTTGGAGGCATTGATTGATCGGCTTGGGCATGAGGTTGTCATAACAAGGGATAGCGTATCATCAACAGTTGGGCAGGTTAAAGATGCGATTGCAACCCATATCATCAACGACGAGCGAGCACAAAAAATAGCGATGCGTATGCTTTTGTGCTTCCTTGCCGTCAATGTTATTGGGGTTATATCTTATATAGGATCAGCATGGATACAAAATGGAATGCCATGGCCTATATTCCCTTGGCTGTAGTTGGAAAATAAAATGTCATTATTTACCGGATCGCTAACGACTGGTGGGCTATTTAACGGTGGGCTGTTTCAAAATCAAGTTACGTCTTTGAATTTAACAGTTGTCGTAACCGCTCCAGGGCAGTCCTATTCTATTAATTTAATCTCTGGAAATACTCCAGTTATAAAAATTAAATGGGGCGATGGGAGTGAAAATGACTACACGTCGCTTGGCATAAAAACACACGTCTATACGGGCGCTGGTGAATACATTATACAGATAAGTGGATCGTATACGTCTGGCGGTGCTATTCGTCTCAATCAGAGTCCGCCTGGCGGGGTAACTTTAAAAGCAACGGGCATTTTCCCACCAGTTCAGTATTTATCTGGGATCGCTAACGTTCAAAGAATGTTTGATACCGTCTCTATAAATACCCCTCTTCCAATGAGATTATTTAAAAATATTGCCAGCGATATATTACTTGTTAATTATTGTTTTCAAAATGATACTGGGCTCAATGGGACTGATGTTCCTGTTGATATATTTGATGGAATGGTGAATTGTATGGCATTTACCGGGGTATTCCAAGGGGTAACGTTTACAACGGATAGCTATAGCAAGCTATTGGTTAGAATGGCAGCCACTCTGGTTCAAACTGGGATGAGTTTTCATGGGGGCGGGTCTAAATATAATGCGGATGGCGCAACAGCGAGAAGCTACCTAACAGGAACTCTAGGATGGACGATAACTGATGGAGGCCCGGCGTAATGGGAGAGATCGGTCATCCAGAAAGAGCAACTTATTTTGTCGCTCATGGGCTTTCTGTCACGCATACCGGAATTACCGAGCCCGGACAAGTCACAACGACTGGTCAACCTACGCTTGATACAACGACTGAAGAAAATGCGTATCTAGGACTTCTAGATACTGTTGCCACGCAGTTTCCTCCACTTCCGGCTGCTGGAACTCCATTAAAAGCCGGAGAGATTTATTCATGGAACGGCGGCGCGGTGATGGTTCGGCAGGATCATATCAGAACTGAGCACGACCCAGCCACGGTGCCGGCGCTATTTATCGTGCATCGGCTTGATGATGGGATTGATTGGATTGCTGGCGAGCAAGTCTATGTCGGGACTCGAAGAACGTATAACGCTGCACTCTATGAAGCAATCCAGGCTCATGTCACGCAGTCTGATTGGACACCACCCGCAGTGCCAGCGCTATGGAAAGTAGTCGAATCTGGAGGCGGCGGCGGTTCGGCATGGGTTGATACCGGAGCGACTGTTACCCAACTTGTCGCGGCTGGAGTTTACCGGGTTTCAATTCCACTAACTGGGATACTCGCAGCCGGACAGGCAATCAGGCTCGGCACTGCGGAAACAGTATTTACTGCGTTCTGGTCTGGTTTCGGTGATTACCTAATTATTTCCCCTCATGTCACTGCCGCAAACGGTGACAAGGTTTGGAAATTTGCTTAACATTAACTATGAGGTAACTTTATCATGACTGCGTTAACTGATTCGTATGAAAACTCAATTATTGACTGGCTAATGAGGGGGCAGTCTTTAACGCCTCCAGCAACCGGATATATAGCATTATTCACAGTAGCGCCAACAGATAGCACTTCTGGAACAGAAGTTAGTGGGGGAAGTTATGCTAGGGTTGCTGTTACTGCAAGTTTATCAAATTGGGCTGGAACTCAATCAGCGGGAAGCACTACAGCGTCTAGTGGTACTGGGGGAACAACAAGTAATAATGCTGTAATTACTTTTCCAACAGCAACCGCAGACTGGGGAACTGTTGTCGGGTTTGCTTATATGTCTGCATCTAGTGGCGGAACTATGATTTTTTATGCATCTTTAGCTGCTTCTCGTTCTATCACGAACGGGTCAACGGTAAGTTTTGCCGCAGGCACGCTTACTTTCACTATTGATAACTAATAAATAGTTGCCAGTATGCCATTCACCAAGATTGCTAATTTTTCTGGGATTAATAATCGAGTTGATCCGACCAAGCTTGGTCTTGAATGGCAACTGATAGCCCAAAATACGCTGTGTGATAATGCACAGTATCATGTTATACGGCCGGGTTATGATGAGTTCTTACCTGATGCTGTTGATGCATACGGAACAGATGATGGGCGGCTTTTCGTTGTTACTTCAATTGGAATACTATTAGAGGTATCTTCAGACGGGAGCACACGACAACGCTTGTCAGGGTTTACTGGAGCGCCATTTCAATGGACTGAATTAGGCTATGCGATCTTCGCTATGTCTGAGTCAGCATCTTGGATAATATATCCAGATCGAGTAGTAGCGTGGAGAATTCCTACATTGGATTCTCCAGCTATTACATTAACTGTCGGGACGCTCTCGGCAGGAACCTACTTATCTGGCTGTATTTTAATTGATTCTGATGGCAGACAGGGCGGATGTAGTGGTATATCGAGTATTCAGGTTGCTGATGGAAAAGGAGTAATTATTACTTCTCCAGAAGTGGCAGGCTATACAACTAGAGTTTATTTTAGCAATAAAAATGGGAAACTTCTATATTATGCTGGAAATCTTTCAAGTGGATCAATCACAATTACTAGTGCCCCTTCCGAGGGACCAAGATTAACTACTCAGAATTTTTACCCACCACCACTTAATTCTATTATATCTGCGCATGGGAGTCGTATCTGTGTGTCGGCATGGGAGCCTGAGCAAGATCGTAGTATATTATACTGGTCGAAGCCAGGATTTCCGCATTTATTTGATTTTGAGTCAAGCTATCAGATCATTGCCGGTAAAGTAATGTTATTAGCACAAGCACAAGGAATATTATTGATCGGTACAGATAGGGCAATTTTCTCATATCAAGCAGAGAATTCTATTCAGCAATTATCTAATTATGGGGCTCTTAACGATACAGCACAGCGGTTGGATTCTGGGCAAATAGCATTTTGGACTGATCAAGGGTTATGTCGATTTCCACCTTTTGAGAATATTACTAATGAGATATTAGCTGCCGATAATAGAAGCCTATCTAGTGCATCTATTTTATGCCATGATGGATCTGATTATTATATAGTAGCTATGTTAGGTGATATTAGGAAACAGTCACCGTTATCACCTTATACCCCATTACCAGTAACAGTGGCCTAGTAGTATGAAATTTCAACTGATCGACTGGATTACTATAGATGGTGTTAATAAGAATACCTTAAAGTGGTTAACATGGGCAAAGAAAAAGGCTAGATTTTTATATGAGAACGGAACTCGTAATGATAATTGGATTTCTATGCCAGACGGAACTTTGGTAAAAATTCAGATTATTGATGAAAATTGTTTTATAAACATAAAAGGGATAGGCGTAGTAAAAAATCCGTACCTATCAGGGATGCAAGAAATTGCTTCAGTAGTTTATACAGGGGGTGAACTTGGAGGATATGCTGCACAGTTCTATCCGGCTAGAGATAATTTTCCAAAAAATACAGAAACTTCATACTTAATAGATAGAGAATGGTTTAAATACGGAACTCTCCAAAATTATATTTGGCCACCTCATGACCCTGATCCAGATGATAAAAATTATACTAGCCGAGAGGATTATTTAAGAGCGTTATTTATAGAAAAGTGGGTTGTTAAATCAAGGCCAAATCTTCCAGACGAAGATACCGGGTATACGGATGTTCCTGCTTTATTTACTGGAAAAATGAGAAAAGTTCAGCAAAAGATATGGGCTTATCGGAGGAGTAATCCTTTTGGAGTTAACTGTGGACTATATACTCCAAATTACGGAGAAGGGCTAGACTGTGAAAAACAAAGATGGATTATAGATATTAGAAATAATGGAGCTATTTACGCCTATCAAGTTAGTTTTATTAAAGAGATTGATCCTAAATTAATTGTAGATTTAACTCAAGATCAACAGGATAGATATGATTTTGGGTTGATTGATAATTACACTATCCCTACTGAATTTATAAGTCCATCTGCTTGGAAGAATGATAAAGATAGAAATAAAAAGGGAATTGTTTTAATGCCAGAATATGGCAGTCTTTATGACATAATTGCAGATAAATCTCCAATTACTAATTGGCACTCTACCTGGGCATTTTCATATACTGGGCACGAGGCGCAAGCAGTTTTAGTTGGAGAAGATCAATATGGTGTATCTGATTTACTATGGAAATCCTATCGCTACAAAATTATTATCAATGAGGATGAAGAAGGAATCCCTTATGAAGCTCTTATTTCACTAGAAGAAAGTGATTACTTATGGACTGTAAAAATTCCTCCTGCTCCTTTGCAGGATCATCCATTGTCCGCTCCTATCAACTCACCATTTTGTGAATTTATTTATTATTTTAGGCCAGATAATAACTCATCTGGAAATTGGCCATCTTCCCATGCCGCGCCTTTATATGCTTACTATAATAGTAATAATGAGATACAAGTTTTAAGGCATAAATATTCAGATATTGAATATTTATCTAATGACGTGTATTTAGACCCGAATAACTCTTATTATGGTATTTTTTGGACAACTCCATGGAAATCATCTGGATCAGGAAATACCGCAAAGCATTGGAATAGGCATAATTATACTCACGATCAAAGGTCTCGGTATACAAATTGCTATTATATGTCAGATGAATTTCCAGTTACTGAGGACACGTCTTACAGGGTATCTGTTGATGAAGAATACGGCTTCGGTAATTATGTATCAACCAGCGTTAAATTTTTTCATTATCTAGGTGCCTCCAGTGTACTCGGGAACGCAGTACATTATAATGGCTACTATGCATCTAACAGTGCTCATTTAGTATATAATACACACTATGAGCAAATTGGAATTCCGCCATTTAATAGAGAGTGTATTTTCTACTACAGAAATAATAAAAACACAGTAAATAGTCATACATTTTCAGAACGTCATGCGGAATATGGTAATGGCCCTATAATATATACAAATGGATGGGTAAGTAGCGGCGGGGTTAAAGTGCCTGGGTCTGATTTTACTTTCGGAGGTTATGGTAGCGCCGGAGATGGAGTAGGAGGCGTTTATTCGTCAACCGCTATTCCTCAGAATATAACAACGTCAAAAAAGTTTATGTGCTATACATCACAGCATGATCCAATTAATTTAGATTATCCAGATGATGATGAGTATTGGTATTCACAATTATATCAAATATATTCAGCAGACATCGGGGCATTTTCTGGATCAGGGGCTATTTTGCCTTGGCCTAGGACCGATACAGGAGATATAAAGCTAGATAAGGCATCAATAAATAATGGAGCTAGTTTTATTAGTATGCCAGAAGACAGTGATGCACTAGATTATCCGATTAATAAGGCTAATCAGTATATATCTGGAGAATTAAGCTATCCTTTACTGGTCATGATTGGAGACGATAACACAACAAGAAAGCCAATTGACAAAGTCATTAGAAATACCGATATTGAGGCCATTCAATACAAATTATAGGAGATTAAAATGTCTGATATTATCCTTGTTGCTAATCCTGGTGAAATTTCGAGTGGAACGTCCGCAAAGACAGTGCTGCAAATAGTAGCCCCTACAAATCAGAGGCTTAAGATTAAATCATGGGGCATATTCTGTAAAGGGATCGTAGCTACTGACGCCCCTCTGCGAGTTAGGCTATTGCGGCAGACAACTTCTGGAACAATGACTGCTCATACGCTTATTAAGCGTGGCATTTATACTGAGACTATCCAAAGCTCGGCTCAGCATACAGCAACTGCTGAGCCTACCGCTGGAGATATATTGGCAATTCGCGAGGTTCATCCTCAAGGTGGATATTATGAAATATTACCCCAGGGGGAAGAAATTAAGGTTCCAGGTGGCGGAAGGGTTGGTATTGAAGTATTAGCTGGAGTATCTATTTCAGTAGTCCCTGAAATAGTTTTCGAGGAATAATCAGTGCCGGCACCAAAAGTATTAACCCCAGTTTTAGCTTCCCGATACTCGTTAGGCAAAGGGGTTATTTTCATTGCCGGGCATCATCCGGTAGTTCCGACTTTTATTTCTTTAGAGAGTAATCTTGCTCAAGTTATTGCTACAGCGGCCGGATCATTATCTAATGAAATAGCTATAGCGTCGGAATCGACAACTGAAATCACGGCATCAGGTAGTCCATCTGTACTTACAGCATTGGGAGCGGCCGCTGCGGCATTATCTTCAGCGGCCGCCTCAATTAGTAACGATATACGTCTTTATGGAAGTGCTACAGTTACATCTAGCGCAGCCGCAGCCGCTACTATACAAACACCCTTGGCTGGATCAGCATCGGTTAAGTCTTCAAGCTCAGGGGCATTAAGTCAGATCATCAATCTTGCAGGATCAGCATCCGCAATTGCCAGTGCGGTGGCGGCAATTAGTCAAAGCTCTGCGATTTCTGGTGCAGCTAATGTACTGGCGAGTGCAGCCGGAGAAGTTGTTCAGGCAGTTGCTGTAGCTAGTACATCCACTGTAAATATTGAGGCTAGTGGTAATTTAAATATTACACAGACGATTAATGGCGAAATTATCTATGCTGTCAATCTAAAGACCGGAGCAATTACTACGCTGACTAACTTCAACTTTAATCGCCTTGTTCGTGCGCACGGAAAACTGTACGGCCTGAAGAGTGGTAAGTTATATCGAATCGAAGGGACTAAAGATCCAGACAATACGAATATTGATACTATTTTGCGTTTTTCATCAAGTAATCTTGGGGTAGAAACTATTCAAAGGCTTAATAAAATATATATTATTTCTAGATATAAGTCTAGTCTTAAAGTAACGCCTATTTACGATGAGGTAAATGGGATTGAATACTATTCTACTGCTATTTCTCAAGATGGGCTGGTCAGTCATCGTGTTTCGGTCGGTAAAAATAATAAATGGAATACTATAGGATTACAGATAGAAAATATCAACGGAGAAGCTATTGATATTGGTGGATTTGAACTATTAACGAATCAATTGAGTCGAAGAATTCATTAACTGAGGCAAATTGAAAATGGCTATTTCAGCAGATCAAGTCAGTAGCGAAATCCAGTCTACGATGGCATTAGCTCGCAGTGAGGCGATAACTGCTGTAAATGCAGCAATGGCCCTAGTTAGTAATGCAGTAGGAATCCTTAATCAATACACGCCAGAATATCCTGAGGGAGAAATAACTATTGCGAATAGTGGATATAGCGCAGGTAGCGGGTTCAATGCAGAAGATAAGCCACCGACATTCCCAATCATTAGAACTCCGCAGCAAATAACTATGGGAGAACTTGGCGATCTTGATACTATTGATGAAACATTTAGTGAAGAAGCGCCTACGCTTGACATACCTGCATTCGAATACGAAACTCCAAATCCAGTCTCTCCATTTAATAAAGATGCCCCAGAGATAGATTCTAATGTCACTATTCCTGCTGCCCCGACATTTGATTACCCCGATTTACCGACGCTCTTAACTCTTAATACAAGTATTTCGCTAGATCAACTTACTATTCCATCGCATAACTTTACAGAACCAAGTTATAATAACTTACTTAGCGATGACTTTACAGCAGCGCTAGCAAGAGGAAATAGTGCATTACCGAATTATGATGATTATGGAATGCAGCTTATTAATCGATTTTTTCCTGGATATTCTACAAGTATTCAAGGTTTGTATAGTAGGATTTCTGGAATTTTGGACGGAAGTCAGACAGCGCTGACTGAATCGCATGATGAAAATTATTACAACACATTACGTAATCGTATCTCTATGGAGTATGATAAAGCCGAGCAGACATTAGATGAAGCTACGCTATCAACTGGATTTGCTTTGCCTGGGCTAGCACGAGCCGCAGGCATAAAACGTATTCAGCAAGAGAACTTACAAGCCCTTAATCAAGCAGCTTCAGAGGTCTATTTTGAGAGAGCAAAAATAGAAGTTCATCACCTTCAATTTGTAATGAATATAATTCCACCTCTGCAACAATCAGTAATCGCATTATTTGGGCAAGCTTGGTCTATGCAAATGGATGGATTTCGTGGAGCATTGGAATTTGCTGATGTATCTACTAAATTTGCATTGGCTGTTTATGGGTTAAAGCAACGTGATTTTGAATTAATGCAGGGATTAGTTGAGCATCAAATCGCCATTTTTGAGGCGCTTCTAAAGGCAGAACTAGCGAAAGCTGATATTACACGAGTTCAGCTTGAAGTTGAAAAACTAAAATCTGAAATTAACCATGATCTAATTTCGCAATACACTGCACAATTAGGTGGTCAGGAGACTAAAGCAAGATTATATGCGAGTGAGATAGGCGCTCTTCAGCAAACCATTGCTGCGCGCAAGCTCCCACTAGAAGTTTTCTTGGCTGAGGTTCAAGCTTTTTCTGCTCTATCAGATGCTAAAAAAGCTGAGTACGCTTTAATTGAAGCTAAAATCAGCGGAGATCGGGCGAAGACAGAAGGTCAACTTGGGAAGTTACAAGTTTATAAAACTAAGGCAGACGTATTTGGAGCGAAGGTTTCTGCTAAGGGAAATAAGATTGAAGCTCAAGCAAAGCGGAATCAACAAATACTGGAAGAATTTAGAACGCGAGTACAAGCTGAAGTACAATACTCACAAATTGATGGCGAGATTTCTAAAAATGCCTTGGATGCTTATAAAGCTCAATCATCAATATTCCTAGCTGAAACAGAAGCAAATCTTAATGAGGCAAAATTTGCTTTTCAAAAAGCATTGGAAGATGCGAAGTTGGAGTTAGAGCAAACGCGATTCTCATTCGAGCGACAGTTCAAGGCATTAGAACTTGAAATGACAAGAGTAAAAGCAACGTCTGACATTAATCTTGCTGGTGCCGAGGTACAAGGGAGAATTGGCGCTGCATCTATGTCTGTGCTAAATAGCATGGTTAGTTTGAATGCTAGTGTCAGCGATTAAATTTATAACTGTAGCGCATTTTTTCAAGAAACAAAAACCCCGCCGAAGCGGGGTATTGTGTGAGCCGTTGGATTCTCAGAATCCCGTATCTTTCGGCACCACCGGCTTGTCGATAAGGAAGTCTTCCAGCTTCGCACCCGCTTCGAGATTTTCCTTCAGCCATGCTGGCTGCTTGCCACGGCCTGCCCAGGTGTTCTCAGGCTTGGCAGGATCACGATATTTAGGCTTGCTGGGGTTTTCCATCTTGGCCTTGCCGGCCGATACGGGAACCGGCGACAGCGCGGCCAATTCGGCCTTATCGCGTTCGATCCGCTCTTGCAGCTCTTTCAGCCGCTCTTCGCGCTTCTGTTCCAGCGTAGCCTGCACTTCGACCCGGTAGGTGTCGAGCTTGTCGGCGATGTATTGCAGGTCGCTGAACGACAGACGGTCGAGTGTCGGCAGAATCAGGCGGGTTTCGATTGGATCAGGCTCTTAGTCACCAGCAAGCAGGTCAATCGCATCGCGCAAATCATTAGCGGTTTTCTCGGCAATGGCCATGAATACGCTCAGGTCTGGCGCACTGTCTGCAACCGCATCACACAGCTCGTCAGTTGCGGCATGTTCGGAAACCTCAACTGGTTCATTCATGCTGGCATCTAAGGCCACTTCATTTTCATCGGCGTGTAGCATGGATTGTTACCTCTATTTGTTATTTGGAAAGATCAAGCCACTTCAGGAATCCGGCACGACTCAATGTCGCCAACCTCCTTCGCCCATCCCGGCCGCTTACCACGCCCGGTCCAGGTTTGCGCCGGGTCGGCCGGGTTTCGGTACTTCGGCTTACCAGCCGCGCGGCGTTTCTTCGCGTCGAACGCCAGCACGCCGGAAGCCGTCATGCCCAACGTTTCCGCTTTTGCTTTGAACTCGTCGCGCAACTTCTTGATTTCGCTATCCTTGATCTGGTCGATCCGCTCTCCGCATCGTTCGGACAGCGCTTTCAGTTCTGGAATGGTCAATTCATCAATGTTCATTCATCGCTCCTAAAGTCTCTTTGATAAACGCTATTTCGTCATGGCTAATCGAATTATATTATTTAATAAATAGTTTATGCAATATAAAATAGAATTGCTCTTTCGGTATTGACGCTTGCTTGATCGGCTATAGACGGGATGGTGAGCATTCCTACCATGCTTTTAGGTGTAAGTCAGATACGTGCGTCCTTCTGGAATGCTAGGCGTACCGGAAGAGCATCAGGAAAGACCCACAGCAGGTGCAGTGGTCAGGAACACATCGGATGCCAAGATTCCATAGGTTAGTGAAAACTTGCCGGTGGCGATCCGTGAACATGCGATGGTCCAGGGTTCGATTCCTTGGCTTTCCTGGTTTTTTATTGAACCGACTGGAACGCACATGAGCACAAACGACGAACGGATATGCCGGAATGAAGTAATCGAGATGCTTGATAAGCTGATCACGTATCACAACGAGCGCACGCATTTTTGCATACAAACTAGATGGTCGGTTGACGAGCATCACGCGGCGGCTGTCACTCTGAAATCAATCCTCGACCACCTGGACCGCTGCTACGAGATACGAAGCTGCGATTGACTTCTCAATCTCCCCCCTGCCTTGCCTTCTCAAAGCGCGCTGTAAACCGGCTCAAGATTGCAGATTCCTGCTTTTCAACCGCCTTGAGTTGGGCGCGCTTCTCTTCGAGAGGAAGGTCTGATTGGTTGATCCGATCCTCAAGCTCACGGCGAGCGCGGATCATCTTCTGCGCAGTCTGCAAGACCTTCCCCAATGCCAAGACTTGCCGCTGCTCATCGATCATCTGGCGCATGGCCGGCAGGTCTTTTGCGCGCTTGGCGGCGTTGAAGGCATCGACCGCTAGCCTAACAGTCGCCGATTGCTCATTGAAAAGCGTTCTCGCATCCTGGATGCTCTCGGCGCGCACGAACTTCCTCAAGACGGGAATCTCTCGAAGTTCTGGCGACACGCCTTGCGCAATGCGCGTTCCAAGCCCCATGGAGTCAATCGCAAACTTTCCAGCGCCGCCCGTAAATGTCCGCCAAAGATAGCTCAGAGTCTCCGGCGAAATATCGATGGCTCCCGCCTGATAAGCATTGCCGCCAGTCCAGCGATTGAGTCCAGATGCAATGCCATCGTAAAGGCTGCCAGTCGTGGATCGCCATCGCCTAGCGCTATCCGGCTGGGCGGTATTCCATGGCGACATTTCCGGCATGATGGGGCGGCCCAGACTATTGCGGTTCATGGCGATTTCCATCATCGGCTTGAGTGCGGTTGGCAACAAAGAAACCGCATTCTTAATGTCCGCCTCGTTGCCAGCGAAAGGATTTCCTATAGCCGAGAACTGCTCGAAGAGAGAAGAGGCAAAACGGATTCCCGCCTTGGTCTTATCCTCCCCGTGCGAAAGATCAGACAGGATGTTCCCGAGCGACCAGAACGCGCCGTAACCGTACGGGATTGGGATCGTACCTTGAATATCCCCCATCTTGATGACTAGGTTTCGATCCTTCACATAACCCGGTATCCGCTTCCATGCCTCTTCATCGGCATCGTCTCCGCCTCTTGCCAATTCGGCCAATGTTAAGGCAAGGAGAGTCAAACTCCCCGCTAGCGCCATGGCTTGGCCCCGATGAGAGCCTTTGGCCAGCGCATCCCACATCGCTTTTGTGCCCTGGATGCTAGGATTGAAGAACAGATAAAGACCGCCCAGCGTTGTCGTCAATTCGCCCTTGCGATTGAAGTTGACAGTCACATCCCCCGCCGCGCGAGCGGCGACGGCATCAGAGTGACCAGCTTCCACCATGGCGCGGAAAGTCGCTACTCGAAGCGCGTTCTCCCCGACCTGATTCATTTTCTCGATCCAGCCGCCAAGCCAGCGGATTTTATCCGAGACGGCGACCCGCGCCGCTCCAGAACGATCCCCCTGTCGCAAGGTTTCTGATGCGCCTTGGTAATCCTGGAAGGTGCGCTTCAAGTCTGTACCGATCCGCTCTAAGTCGGAGAGATACGCCGCCCCGGTGCTTCCGCCAGCCGCGCGGTAACGATCAACCCATGGATCAGCCTTGCCGTGAATCTGTTTCCACAGGCCACGAACTGCTGATCCGTAGCCCTTGAGGGCTTTCAGCGCAAACTTGCCGCCATACTGACCGGACAGGTTAATCATGCCGGTTATCATATCTCTGGCCACGTTGGCCAAGATAAATTCAGGGTTATATCCGGTGTAGGCGTGACTCAGCCAACGATTGAAACTCTGCGCGGCCTTAAGAAGTCCACTCGCTCCGTCAACTCCGAGGTTACGCGCGGCCCTCGCCAATAGCTCGTCGTTCAATTGTAGACGTATACGTTGGCCATTCTCGTACAGCGCTACTTCATTGTCCGCTAGCATCGGACGGCTCATAAACACCACGGCCGGATCGGCAGGCTTATGAACAACCGCGTATTTAGAGAGAGACCGTCCGCTTTGTTGGGCGTCTGATGAAATGGCTGCCTTGGCCTCATTGTAGGAGCCATACGCGCCTAGTGGATTCCCGTCAATCCAAACCTGATGATAGTATCCCTGATGCAGGGTCGCTTTCTTCTCTGGCTGTCCAACGGTGCCGATATTCTGATTATTGGCCTGCTCCAGCATATTCCTTAAAGCGCGAGTGACTTTTTGCTTCTCGGAAAGATAAATCGCCCGTTCGTGATCGCGCCATATATTCTCGACAATATTCTCATCGCGTAGGCGATGCCCTAGAGCGCGCTTCATTCCAGGGTTAACGCTAATCCCAGGACCAGTTCCATTTTGTTGCGAGGCTGTATCTGGACCCCCTTTCAACGGGACATACTTCTTGTAAGCGCTAGTCCATGCGGCCTCTTGCTCTGCGGATATAATTCCGCTCGTTCTTAGGATGCGCCGAGTCTGGTCTGTAATAGTCCGAAACTTTTCAGCCATGGCCGAGAATTCCGAGAAATTAGGCATCACTCGGTATCTCGTTAGAATCTCATGCGCCTGCGCATCGTTCAGACCGGAGCCATCTTTTGGAGCGCCTTTGATCTTGGCGATTTGCGCATTGCGTTCAATTGCGTGTTGCGCGTGCAGGAATTCAGGAATCGATGGCTTGAACTTCGTGGGCAATGGCTGTTGATCTTCAATCGCCGCTAGTAGGTCGCCGCCCTGGATGCTCCACTTTTTTCCTGCCGCCGATTCAATGAGTGGCTTAAGTATTTTCTCGCGTGCATCTTGAGTGCGTGCAGCCGTAACCTTGGGCAACAGCGACTCAGCCCCGTACACGTCAGCATCTGGCGTCAAATTGACACCATGCTGATTGAGCCAATCCTGAACCACTTGGAATCGAATAAACCGATCTTGCACGGCTCGAAGCGCGGCTTGCCCCATGGTTTCAGCAGGAAGAGGATTCGCTGATGGTGAAGACTGACGCCCGCCGGGTCTGGAATAGCGATTTTCTCCTGCCGCATCTAATATGTCGCCATACTTCAATGGGTTCCCTGTTTCTTGATTGAATGGGCCATACCATCCCTTAATCTTTCTTCCAGCCTCTCTTGCTGCTAGAGTTCTTCGTCTATTTGTTGCCTGAAGCTTACCGCTTTCGGTTTGAGCAACAAATATATACGGTGGCTCTATGCCATCCTTTGCCCATTTAACATATTGTTGATAAGTTGGATGCTTCTTTATTCCTTCCTCTGATTCTGACAACACAAGGTCATTTGGGTCGAATTCACGCAAGAAATTTATATATCTATTTTTTATATCACCGCCAAATGTTTCTATTTGAGCTGACCCTATTTTGTACCTATTAAATTTAGCAGGAGCATCTGTTATGTTATTTCTAATTAACTCATCCCTGCTTGTTAATTGGTCAACAGAAGAATTTATTGCGTCAACTACCTCATGATCGGTTAATCCAAACCTACTTGCTACCCTACTCATGGAATACCGAAAGTCTTCACTCTCGGTCGGGTTATCGTTGCTGGCCAGCTTGACCTGATTAGATCGTAGCGCCACAACATAGGGCGCTCCACCGGGGGCTGAGATCACTGCCGCATCGTAGCCTTGCGCTTGCAGCTTGCGCCGAAACCGCGCCGCGTCTTGCGTGTCCTCGATGCTCACTAGGTCGGCATCGGTCATGAAGTATGGGTTATCGATCTTGGCGTGCAGTTCCAACAGCCGAGAACCGTAGCGCGCGGCGGATCGCTTGTCGGCGGTCATGAAGAACTCCAAGCCAGCGGTCGGATGCTGGCTGGCTTGCCCGGATCGGGATTCGTCCCACTGGTTGAATTCAGGGTTGTTGGTGCCGTGGTATAGGACCAGCGGTTTACCGTTTCGCGCGTTGACGCCTTCCACGCCTTTCCCGAACCAGCGGTCAAACGCGGATTGGCTTGCCTGCTTGGCCTGGAACTGGGCGCGCACGGCCTGGAATTCCTGCCAAAGCCGGTCTTGCTCGGCGGCATCGGTTTCGGTGGTAGGCTGGCTGTAATCGATACGGTTTGAGCGCGCGGAGAACGTCCCAGCGTTGCCGATGGCGGATTTTATTTGCGCAGATCTAAACACGCTAAACGTTGTGGTTGGACGATCTCCTTTGACCACTCCAGTCTGATAGTTGTCTTTTACATTATCAATGATGACGCCATCACGCTCTTCTCTCTGAGCTTGATCGATCACATCGGAAGTTTTCCCTATCTTTTGCGCGTCACGCCATTTCTTTCCTCCGGCGTCAATCTTAATTGGGTCTCTAATATTTAAGAACGCTGATATGACTCCAGGGTCAGCGCTTTGGTAATCAAAGGCACGTCTTACGTCCGCGTAAGTCTTTGCCGTATTTTCTGAAGACGCGAACCAGTGCACACCAAGTTCGCCGCCAAATCCATAGCGTTCTTTCTGGCTTTTAAAAGTAGCATCTTCAGAAATAAATCTGGCGTCAGGACTGCCATGGTAAACAACCAACGGCTCACCGTTGGCATCAACAACCTTCGATGAATTCTGTGGATCGTTCTCCCAATCCCCGAACCAATCATTGAAGAACTTGGTTCGGACCTGTTTCCACTGCCGTTCATTCAGATTGGATAGCTTACCATTCGGAGCAAGTAACCGGCCTTGCCCATCCAGAATTTCCTTGATGGCCTTCATCTGGCGTTCGACTTCGGCCTTGTCGTCTTCCGTTGGGGCGAACTCTGGCAGACTGAACGACTCTTGCGTCCGCGCCGTCTGGACCAGCGCCGCATCCTTAGCCCTCGCCTTCAGCGCCGATAACGCCAGCGCACGCACATCGGCCGGCGTCAACTTGATCTTGATCCCCATACGGTACAATGAGGCGCGAATCGCCGCGATAATCCGGCGCACGAGGGGTAGTTTCTCATCGGCATACTGGACCAGATAGGCCAGCGCCTCATCCTCGACATTCCCAGGCGCTTCACGCCGCGCCTTATCCAGTGCCTCGATGGCGGTCTTGTTGCCTTCCGCCGCGAGCCGGTGAAGCTGTTGAACAAGGTTCGAGAATCCAGGATTGCCGATGAAATTCTTGAGGCCAGTGATCTTCAGCGCGGCATGGGCTAGGCGAATATGGGCACGGTTTCCTTCCGAGAATCGATCATCGCGCGCAAGGTGCATGGCTTCGTGCAGCGCCACCGATAGCGCGTCCTGATCCATGTTCGATGGGATCAGGTGGATGACGCCTTGCGGATCGACGTAGCCGGCCGCGCCGGTGCGGGTTGGGTCCGTGCGGTGCAGGATCAGCTTGCCGGAACGCTCTAGGGCGGCGACTGAACGATCATTAAGGGCGGCGATGAGTTGGGCGCGGGCTTGCTGAATGGTGTTGGTTGGGGCGGCGGATGGCTTGGATTGGCGGGTCTTCGGCCTTCCTTCCATCGCTCCTAGCAAATTCGTCTGGCCACGAGCCATGGCTACATCAGCCGGGCGATTGCTGCCGGTCAAGACAAAATCGGATCGCGCGCGGTCTGCTGCGGTCTTTTGCTGGGCCGCCTTGTCCTTGGCTTCCTGATCGGATTGCGCCTTGGCTATCCGCTCTTCTTCGGCGCGGAGTTCTTCGATGGAATAGTCTTGGAGGATAGCGTCTGTCGCCTGGACCGATCCAGGCTCGCCAGCCTGTTCCCGACTATTCGCGCTTTGTCTTTGTCGTGCTTCATTGAAAGCGGCCCCCAGTGCTTCGTTAAACTGCTCAGGATTGGCTTGTTCGTGCTGCTGGCTAATGCGCTCAAAAATCGTATCTGCCGCATCCTCGCCTAAGTCTCGGCTGGCTTCAGCCTGCAATTGCGCCGTCACTTGCTCTTGATCGTTCAGCGCATCAAATCCGGCATTTTCCAAGTCTATCGCGTCAAGTAACCAATTGTCTTGCTCGAATTTGGCCTGTTCTTCAGCATCACGGCGAGCGGCTGATTCAATGCCTTGTGGCGTGTAAACCGGATTGCCGGCCAGTTCACGAGAAATGGCGTCCAGCAGGACATTCGGTGAATAATTCCCTTGCTCGTCGAGCACCGGATACCCAAACTCGCTTAGGGATTCCGCCATGGCATCGAACGACTTGCCGCCATTCTTTCGGAATACTGGCTTACCGAAGACCGGCATCCGCTTGAATTCGGCCAGATCGATACCTTGCCGTTGCGCTTCAGCGCGATCCAGTCCGCCGATCTTGGCAATGGCGGTCAACAAGGAATCCTTTCCGGCATCTACGGTTGCGTTGATGGCGCGGTTTCTGGATGCACCTTTGCTGGCGGGGGGTGGTGATTGCTTGGCTGCTTTCTTGGACGGCTTAATGTCCGCCTTTTTGTCCGATTCTTTTCCTTGTGATTCAGTACGGTTAGGAGTGTTTTCGGCCTTTCCGATGTCCATCAAGCGGTTTCTATTTTCTGGAAACGCCTTATCCCAAGCCTCCGCCCATTCTGCCGGCGTTTTTCGGCTATCAATCCGATCCAGCGTCTCTTGTCGGGTTTTTCCAGGCTTGATGCTGGCTGCTTTCGAGAACGCATTGACTTGCGCGTCGGTCAGATTTTCCCAGTTCTTGTAATCGTGGGCCGGATGTCGCTCAACCTTTTTGTATCCGAAAGGCTGCGACAGCTTGCCATTCCCAAACCCGAGAAGTAGGCCGCCCGTTTTTTCGTGTTGGCGGTCAGCGATGCGTTCGAGCGCTTTCCCGTCGCCTGCCTCGATGGCTGCCATCATCTCGGCCTCGGTCGCGCCCATCATCACAGCATCGCCGATCAGGTCGGCGTTTTCGCGGATCGCCCGGTACTCGCTGTTACGAGCGGCCTTTTCGAGTCGTGAAATCGCCTCGTCTCGCTCTTCGCTCGTCGCGTAAGGGTTTTTCGTTTTTTCTGGCGCGGCTTTTCCCCCATCCATGGTGGCAGGCATGGACATTTGCTCCACCGACTTCATGTAGTCCCGCAAGCGCTTCTTGGCTGGACCCTCCGGAATATCGGCCCACGTCTTCCACTCAGCGGCCTTGCGCTGGGAAAAGGCATTTGAGACGGGAGCGCCCGCCTTCTCGCTGGAACGGCTGATCATGGCCGCACGTTCGATTTCGTTGGCGCTGTTCCAGGTGGGGGCAACGCCCTTTGCTTTTGGCTTCTGGGAGTTGCTCTTCTGTTCCGCTTCCTGACTCAGCAGGGGCGCGGCTTCGGCTTGCCTTTCTTCACGGCGTTGCTCCGGTTGGGGTTGCGCGGCGGCTTCGGGGACTAGCTCCCCGCCAGTCTGCCCGCCGCTTGCGGTGCTAGCTTTGGATTGATCTAGGCGAGCCTGCTCTCGCAATCCAACAGGCTCGGTGCCTTGCTCATAAGCGGCCGTCTTCCAGCCTGCTTTCTCGCGTCTTTGCTGTTCGCCTTTCGTGAATGCAGCAATTTTGATGGGTTCGTCCGCAGTTCCCGGCTTGTATCCCCAAAGGACAAGCGGCTTCTTAGCTGATCCTTGCGGCGTATCGGTGCTGGCTACGGCTGGAATGGCATTCTCTCCGGTCGGCGTCTTCGGCCGAACCCACTCCTGATTCAGCCGTGCCTGCTCTCCAAGTCGTCCAGGAACTTGTCGGAGTAGCGCGCTCGCGGCCTGCTCCGGCGTTCCTCGCGCTTGGCCTTGACTCGCTC